TAATATTACTGCAGTCAAAAATGAACTCGTATTAGGTACAGGAACAGTTACAGTCTCTGCGGATGCAAACGTTACCGCAGTTAAAAACGAACTTGTAATTTCTACAGGAACCGTTACAATAACCGCAGACGCTAATGTTACTCCTGATGCAACGCCTTTAACGCTTGCTACAGGTACAGCACAAGCGATAACATGGAGTGAAATTATACCAGGAGCAACGATGGTCTGGACACCAATAGACCCTACTTAATATTATGGCATCAACTTATTCAACAAACGCACAACTAGAAATCATCACAACTGGCGAAAAAGCTGGTCAATGGGGTGGAATTAATAATACCAATTTACAAATTTTAGAACAAACCTCTACAGGCGTACTCGATGTCGATATATCCGCAGGTAGCTCAACACTTGTTTTAACAGATGGAGCTCAATCAACAGGAAAAAACCTATACTACAGACTTCATGGTACTTTAGCTGCTAACCGAACGGTTACTATGCCAGGTACTGCTGAAAGAGTTTGGATCATGAAAGATGATACTGTTAGAGGAACTTCCAATTATACTGTAGGAGTTTTAACCGCTTCAGGAACCACACAACCTATACCCCCAGGCGCAACTGTTTTATGTAAATCTAATGGAACTGAAACAGTCGTAAGTATTATTGAAAAAGGATATGAAACTATTACAGATGCAAACAGTCCTTATACTGCTGTTGCAGGAGCACAGATTTTAGCAAATACAGCTTCAACCGTTATTACCGTTACTTTACCATCCGCAGCCTCTACTGGAGATGAGATTACAATCATTGATGCAAGAGGAACATGGGGGTCTAACAATTTAACTGTAGATCGAAATGGATTAAAAATTAATACAGGTACCTCTAATTTAACTCTCAGTAATAATGGTCAATCCATAACATTAGTTTATGTAGACGCAACACGTGGCTGGGCCTATAAAACTAATTATACTTCATAGGAGCTATATTTATGGCCCTCTTTGAAATGAAATTTCAACCGGGTGTCGACAAGCAGGACACTTCGGTCGGAGCAACCGATCGATGGATTGATTCAGATAATGTTAGATGGAGATATAATCTTCCTGAAAAAGTGGGAGGATGGTCTTCTTTATTGACAAGCACTATTTGTGGAGTTGCCAGAAAACAACACTCTTTTGTAGATACTGATGGCAATAGATATGTAGGTATCGGAACAGATAAATTTTTACTTGTTTATTTTGAAGGAGTCGTACACGATATCACACCTTGGCGTTCTAATAATGCAGGCGCTCAAATTACTTTTACAGGTTCAACCTTAACAACTAATAGTACTGCCCCAGGTACTTCAATCACTGTAACTACGACTTCCGATCATGGATTAGAAGTAGGAGACATGATTGCTCTAGAATCAGTAACCATGCCGACAAGTTCAACTATAAGTAAATCCGATATTGAATATACAAGTTCTGATCGACAAGTATGTCAAGTTATTTCTGTTCCCACTTCAGTTACTTTTACGATTACATCACCAAGTGCTGAAGGAGGAGGTGGGGGTTCTGATTTAACAGCAGGAAGTTCTGCTATAGTTTCACCTTACCAAAGAATAGGACCTTCTGAACAAACTTATGGGTATGGATATGGAGTAGGAAATTATGGAGGAACGATTACGGGTTCTTTAACCAATGATTTAGATGGAGCTTTAAATGCAGATGCCGCTGGAACAGGAGGAGTAGGAACGTCGGTTACTTTAACTTCTTCAACCGGCTTTCCAGATCCTTCAGGAACTATTGCTGTCGGCACTATTCCCAACGCAGAATTAATTACTTACACAGCTGTTTCGGCTCCTGATTTACAAAATATAACTAGAGGAGCTTTAGGAACTGCAACGCCCGGAACATCCAATGGTCAAGCTCATATTGACGGAACGATTGTTTATAATGCTTCCACGTGGACCGGATATGGAGATGCAGTTAATGCATCTAACGTTACCTTAGAACCAGGACTTTGGTCTTTAGGTAACTGGGGAGAAGTTTTAGTTGCAACTGTAGCAAATGGTAAAACTTTTACCTGGAATTCAGGGGTAGCCGGATCTGCAAAATTTACAACACCAGCTTCAATGCTTACAACGAATTATGTAACAGCGATTAGTGGAACTGAAGGAAACCCTACTGCCAGTCGACTGACATTAGTTTCTCCAACGACTCGACACTTAATTCATTTAGGAACTGAAACAACCATTGGAACCAGTTCGACTCAAGACGATATGTTTATAAGATTTTCTAATCAAGAACAGATTAATGTTTTTGCACCAGCAGCAGACAACAGTGCTGGTACACAAAGACTTCAAGATGGTACAAAAATTATGGGAGCTATAAAAGGAAAGGAAAATATTCTCGTCTGGACAGACAATGCTTTATATTCTATGAAATTTGTAGGGGCTCCTTTTACTTTTGGCTTTGAACAAGTCGGTACTAACTGTGGACTACTCGGTCAAAATGCATGCTGTGAAATTGATGGTGTTGCTTATTGGGTAGGAAATAATGGTTTCTTCTCCTTTGATGGTACGGTTAACTCCTTATCGTGTTCGGTTGAAGACTATGTCTATGATAGTTTTGACACTACTAAAGGCCAACAAGTTTGTGCAGGAATTAATAATCTATTTACCGAAGTCGTTTGGTATTATCCCGCTGAAGGGTCAAACTACAATGATCGATATGTGGTCTATAACTATGGAGAAAAAACTCAGCTCCCTACAGGGGTCTGGTATACCGGCACTAATACGAATGCTATTAGAACAACATGGATTGACTCTATTGTTTATCCTAATCCCTATGCGACTCAATTTAATAGTTCTGGAACAGGAACGACTCCAAGTATTGTAGGAGAAACAGGGTTAGGTCAAACGGTTTATTTTCAACATGAAATAGGAAATGATCAAATTAATCCAGATGGAACCGTTACGACTTTAACTTCTTCTCTGCAATCTTATGACTTTGCCGTTCAAACCGATAAAGGTATGGGAGAATATTTTTTAGCGATGAGAAGATTTCTTCCTGATTTTAAAACATTAACGGGTACAGCTAAAGTCACGATGGGAGTTAAAAATTACCCATCGGATTCAGCAGCCGATAGTACCTATAGTCCTTTTAGTGTTATTTCTACCTCCCAAAAATTTGATACCCGAGCTAGAGGAAGATATGCGAATCTAAAAATTGAAAATGAAAGTGCCGGAGAAACATGGCGCTATGGAACTTTCCAAGTTGATGTTCAAGCGGACGGGAGAAGATAATGGCAAAAATTGTAGTCAGATTACCGGAACCAAGAAAAGAATATACTGAAGATAATCAACGACAAATTAACAGGGCGATTAGTTCAGTTATAGAACAATTAAATTCTACGTATATGCAACCTGACAAAGATGATTTAGAAAGGTTTGATTTCTTTTTATCATAATGGCAAACATATATAAAAATGTTCAGAAATTATTAGACAGTACCAGTCCTACGCAGGAGATGTACGTTTCCCCAGATGAAACAACTTCTATTGTAAAGACTATTAATTTATATAGTAATCATGGAAGTAGTCTCGATGTGACGGTTACTATATATGATGCATCTTCTGCAACAAATTTTGAATACCAAAAAATAACAGTAGATGCCAGTAATAGTGTAGATTTACTAACCTTTAATAATGTGTTAGTTCTAGAAGCTGGCGATAAAATTCAGCTGCAAGCGAGTCAAGCTAATGCTATAACAATGACCGCAGCTGTGTTACAAACAAGCAGAACATAGGAAATTATGCCTTTCATAGAAACAGAAGCAAAGAGTGAATACCAAATCATAGATGGTAAAAAGACCCATGTTATTACTCCTGAGTGTGAAGTAACCCTTACTAACATGGAAACAGGTAAAGAATACTTCTCGGATAAAGAGGCTGACGACGATGTAAATGACGTGGCTACACCCACTAAAAGAGAACACATCAGAAGAGATGTACATATAAAAGTAGCTGCCATTGATCTAGGAGCTGGCAGCGGGGAAGTATAAGAGATTGACGATGAACAAAAAAACAAGTAAAGCTATATACTCAGGTGAAATCCCTGCGATTTTCACATATAATCATACATTAAGGAATTAGAAATTATGCTAGATTGGTTAATAGAACAGGGAACTAAATACGCCCCTTTAATTAAAACAGGCGCTACTGTAGGCATGGGAGTCGCATCCTACCTGGATCAAAAAAGAAAAAATGAGATGCAACAAGCCGCTTATGACGACTATATGGCACAAGTAGAAGCAGCGGGTCAAGAGGCACGAGCAGCTATTGAGCTGGGGAGAACAGGAGCTCTTCCTATGGTTATGACCGGAGTTCCCCAAACGAAAGCCGATGTTACAGATTTTACTGCAGTTGCAGCTAGAGGTGGATTGATGTCTATACCGAATAGACAAAGAAAGAGATATGCAAGAGGACCTGACGAAGTTGACGTAATGGAATTTGATGAAGAGTCCATTACTCCATTCGACCTGCAACAAGAAACAGGACTAGACCTTACTGGCGAACAAGTTAAATATGATACCGGCAACTCCAGAGAAGATGCATGGAGCGTATGGAATTCAGGTGGAATAGATCAAGAGATATATGAATTTGATTTTGAAATCTTCTTCGATAGTGGTGACTGGATGGATCACCTTAGAGGTGAAGTACCAATGCAGGGACTTCAAGGAAATACTATGATGGCTTCTGCGGATCCAATGTTGCAAGACGAATATGATAAGTATGTATTTGAGCTACAAGAAATTCAACCTGATGCCACACCAATGTCAATAGAAGATTTTAGAAACCAGGCTGTAGCTGGTCAGGCTAATGGTGGAATCATTGGTTTGAGACACGGTGGAAGACCTGGATATAGATTAGGTGATGAAGTAGTAGAAGACCGAGAAACTATAGCACAATCAATTACATTACCTGATGGTGGTGAAGAAGTTGTTACGGATAGCATGGAAGAGATTAAAGGACACATGGCTGGACCTGATTGGTATATCCAAAGAGTACAACATTTAGAATTTTTATTTGGTGATGAACTAACAGAGGATGAAATAGCAGACATAGCTTACGATAGTGATAAGTACTATGACAAAGTAGGTCATGATCCATTTGCTAAAGGCGGAAGAGCTGGATATGCTCAAGGATCTGGCATCATGAATCTAGGAGGATTAGAAAAAGATTATAGAACGACTGGTGGCTTTGTTCCAATTGGAGCATACGAAAAAAAAGATGATGTACCAGCAAGATTATCTAAAAACGAATTTGTAATGACAGCCGATGCAGTAAGAGCTGCAGGCGGTGGCAGTATTAATAAAGGTGCCCAACTAATGTACGACACAATGAAAAATTTAGAAGCGCAACCACAGGCTCAAAGGATGATAGCATAATGGCAACAATGCCCGCAGGATTTGGATTATTACCCAGTGCATCTCTACAACCTTACGGTTCAGAGATACTTAAAGCAGGTATCGGGCAACTAGGGACTCCTATTGACGTTGGAGCAATGCTTCCAAAAGTTGCAGGTCAAACAGCATTCCAACAAAAAGGAGCGCAAAGACTTGCCGACATGTATGGCATGGGTGACATTCAAAGAGATGCCACAGGACAAGTCACAGGTTTTACAGGGGGCACAGGAATTGCTTCTTACCAACCTTACTTAGATCAAATTTCTCAACAACAATTATTAGATCCGTCACAAGGCTATAAAGATTTTATGTCTCCTTACCAACGAGAAATCATAGACACGACTATGCAAGAGTATGATGTCCAAGCTGGAAGAGGAAGACAAAGAATTAGTGATCAAGCCATGACTGCTGGAGCTTTTGGTGGTGGTAGACATGGCATTGAAATGGGTCAGTATCAATCAGAATCTGATAGAAACAGAGCTGCACTATTAGCAGGTATGTATGGTCAAGGATATACACAAGCTTTAGGCAGACAACAACAACAACTAGCTAACCTACAAGGTGTGGCTGGATTTGAAACTGGCTTAGAGCAACAAGGAATTGGAGCTCTACAAGCATTAGGTGCAGAAGGCCAAGCACTAGAACAACAAAAACTAAATCAGTTGGCTCTAGGTGCACAACAAGGTTTCCAATTACCAATGCAAAGAGTTCAAGATGTGGCAAACATTTACGGAGGTATTGCAGGAGCAATGCCTGGATCACCAACACAACCATTCCAACCACTTCCAGTAGCGACAGGAATCGGTGGAGGTTTATCAGCAGCTTATATGTTGGGAATGGGACGAGATAATACACAGGCAGCAACACAACAAAATCCTTATGTATATACTCCAGGGAATCTACCAGGCAATATGCCACAACACCCGAGTAATTGGTAAAATTATGTACAATAGAATTTTAAAGAGACCTATGTTCAAGCGTGGAGGCTCAAGTTTCCAGGCTCAAGGGACTGGCATCACATCACCTTACGACACGCCAAGAAAAAAATATAAGATAGGAAGTTGGGGAGAGTGGGAAGATCAAACTAGAAAACTAACACAAGATCCAAGAGGAGATTTCAGTTATGCGGCTGAAGGATTTTCTGAGTTAGGAAATCCATATAAAGAAAGCGGTGAAGCTAAAATGATAAGTGAAATGCTTCATGCAGGAGCAGGAGTTGTAAGAGGAAGTAAAGAAAAAGCATCAGAGTTAGAAAAAAAAGGTGAGTTAGCTATCCTTGAAAGTCAAGGTGGCAGAATGCTTACAGAAGAAGAGAGAGCATGGAAAGAAGCACAAACCGCTAAGCAACACGCACATGAATTACAAGTAGCTAAAGAAAAAGGAACCTATCCAGACATGCATGCAGGAAAAATTTATGATGACGTTGTAGGCGATTGGAAAAAATGGGTAAAAGATAATGAGGGTCGTGACGGCCATAAAACAGTGAGCGGAAACGTAGGAGCTTTTGCAGATGCAGATATGGTGGTTCGAAACCAAAAGGTAAAAGCATATGAGGAAGGAAAAACTAGTCTAGCTGAAGCTGTTCCTCCGGGCGCGTTTAAAGATGACAACACAATTAATATTAGTGCTTTAAGGGAGGGCGTCGTTTATTATGATCCTATTTCTAGAGGATGGTTTACCGTACACAATATTGGAACTGAAAATGAAACACTTACAGAGGCTGAGACTTATATAGATGGATGGCATAATACACAAAAAGCATTCACTGGAACATCCACTACAGGTGATACAAATAATAATACATTGAAGTCCACTGGGACACAAAAGATAGATCTAGTTGAAAAAATTACTACTGATCTTAGCGATGTAGAAATAACAGACGGAGTAGTAATGGATGAAGCTGCTAAAGCAGGAATTAAACTTGTAACGTCGGCAGATTTTCCAGCGCACCAAAAAAAAACATGGCAAAATTATTTAGATAAAGATGAAATGACTTTTCGACAGTTTAAACAGATGCTTCAAGCTAAACAAACAAAAGACAGAACGGCGCGTCAGACACACTCTCGTTTAGGTAATAGAAAAATCACAGAAGATATTACCGTTGTTAAAAAAGCTGAAGGTGGTAGAATTGGTTATGACGACGGGGGTCTTATAGACCCAACAGAAGAATTAAAATTATGGTGGAAAGAATCGATCGAAAATAATGAAGGGTAGGATCTATGGTACAATGGACCAGCTCACTCGCCCAAGTTAAAGATCAAGAAAAATCTATTCTAAGCGACGAAGAAAAATATAACGAGATTAGTTCTATCGAATCCATTCTAGCAGGACTGGGTTCTGGATTAATTCAAATTCCTAAAGGAGTATTCTCTCTAGGTGCAACTCTTATGGATCTGGGAGCAGGCACCAATAAAGCAGCACAAGTAGAAAAATACTTTGATGATCTAACCGAGTGGGATGAGAAAGCTGCAGCTACAACTGCTGGAAAAATTGCAGAACTATTAGTTAACATTGGAGTTCCAGGTGGAGTTGGTTTTAAAGTAGGAACTTCCATGGCCAATGCTGCATTTAAGTCTAAGAAAGCAGGTAAATACTTTTCACTGGTTGATGACAAAGGTAAAATTTTAGTTGATACTACAACCAAACTAGCCAAGTTAAACTCGAAAGGAAGAGTTGCACGATTCGGAGCCGGTGCCATTACCGGAGGACTAGCTGAAGGAATTTTCATAGGGGACGTAGAAAAAGCTGGAACCTTTGGAGATTTATTAGGAGGACCCACAGCTCTTCATGTAACCGATCCTGAAAATCCTGATCCTGCAATAGATCTAATTAATAGAGTTAAATTTGGAACCGAAGGTGCTTTATTCACTGGACTCATTGCTGGAG